CACGGTAAGGGGAGCAATCGACCCCAGCGTCCTCATCCCACGTCGGGACGATATGCAGGTGTGCGGGTTGGCGCGGCAGCACGTGCGGCGTCACGACAATCCGCTTGATCAGCTTCCCGAGCATCTCGCGTTTCTTCGACAGTGGCAACGAGTTCCACTCTTCCAACAGGCCGCGAGCGATCTCGGTGGGCTGTGCGACCGGCTCCGCGGCTTTCGTCTGCTCGGCCCTGGCGAGCTTCGCGGCGATGCTGTCTCGCTCGGCGATCAGCTCAGCGCGGGTCTGGTCGTACTCGTCTTCGCTCATGCGCTCGGCGACCAGCTGCCGCCGCAGCACGCCGAGCTGCTTCTCGATCCCGTCGAGCTCTGCCTGCAGCGTGTCCGCAGACATCCTGGCTTTGAGCGCGGTTCGCTGTGCTGCTCGCGCGGATTCCGCGGCGGCGCCGATGTCGTCGGCGAGCTGGCCCAGCCATTCCTTCACGAACTGTTCGAGCCGGTTCTCTTGAACGTAGGTCGCGCGCCGCTCGTCCTTCCCTGTGACCTCCTTGGACTGGCAGAGCCAACCGAATCCGGTGCCGCGGCTGTTCTTCTTCCTCCGCATGTTCAGCGTGCAGTCGCCGCAGCCAACAAGGCCCGTCCACGGGTTGGTGGGGTTGATCCGCCGGGGTGGTGTGTTGGCGCGGCCGAGCCTGATCTCGCGGTACCGCTCGAACAGGTCCGGGTCGATGATCGGCTCGTGTGCGCCCTGTTCCCAGGTGTATTCGCTGAACGGTGCGTAGATCTGTCGTTCGCCGTCGTACCGGGCGGCGGTGTTGACCAGGAGGCCGGCCGCGAAACCGCTGTCGAGCACCGTGGCAATGCCGTGTTGGGTCCAGGGCTTGCCCTGGTTGTTGGTGATGTCGAGCCTGTTGAGCTCGCGCATCAGGCCGGGTCTGCCGGTTCCGGCGATGTATTCCTTGTACATCCACTCGACCACTTCGCCCTGCTCGGGGTCGATCTCGTAGCGCTCCTGGGTGTCCCCCTCTGGAAGCCAGAGATAGCCGCCATCCACCGGCGCGCTGAACACGACCCCCTGACTCGCCAGTGCAGGGAGGGGCCGCAGCCAGACGTAGCCGTACCGCGAGCGGCCGTTCGATGGCAGCCCGAGGCGGCGGCGGCGCTCGTGGGCATCCTTCCACTGCTCGCCGATCATGTCCGACTGGAACGCGGCGAACTCGCCGAGCATCCCGCGCTGGAATCGGCCGGCGGCCGTGTCGAGGTCGATCGGTTCCGCGGAGGATTCGATGCGCCCGCCGAGCTTTTCGACGGTGTCGTTGGCGACGGCGAAATGCAGTCGGTGGCGAGCGAGGCGGGACCATCGCCACAGCACGATCACGTCGGCTTGCTTGTCGTGGATCGCGCCTAGAGCCCGCTGGACGCCTTTCCTGCGGTGCCAGGCGCGGCCGGAGACTCCGGGGTCGGCGATGACGTCGACGATCCGGTATCCCTTGCGCGCGCAGTACTCGCGCGCCGAGTTCTCCTGGAGTTCGAGGCTGATCGACTCTTCTCGGTAGGAGGATTGCCGTAGGTAGATCACCACCCGCGATGGGGCTTTCGGCACAGCGCGCAGGCTTTCTATGCGCGCGGTCGTGGCCATAGGTGCGTTCACCTCCATGTGTTGGTTTCCCCGTACTCCATGAGGTCGCCCGCGGAGTTGAGTGCGCGGGCCATCGCCCGAACTTGGGCGAGGGTCAGTTCGACGGGGTCGGCTGTGCCGTCGTGTTGCAGGCGCGCGACAGTGGCGACGCTGTTGATTCGTCCGCTTTCGATCAGGCGCTCGACTTGCACTTCGAGCATGGTGTCGGTGCGGGCGGTTGGCGTCTTCGTGACCAGGACGGCGCAGCGTTGCATCTCGGCGTCGTCCTGGTGGTCCGCTCGACATCCGGGGAGGTGTCCGGCGGTGTTGCATGTCTCCGTTCGAGTCGACGGTTTGTCGCGTGCTGTCACGTGGTGCTCCTGCTGTACGTTGTGTCGGCTCTGTCCTTCAAGTCGAACACTTGTTCGCAGGCAAATCCAGCAGGAAACACTAGGCCATTCGGTTGATTGTTGTACGGGTGTACAAGTCTGAGCCGGTGGCGTTACAGCAGGCCAAGATCAACATGCGAAATTTCTTCGCAAACCGGCGGCCGGCGCCTACGTACGCGAGGCGAGCCGCCGAGCGAGCTCGTCGACGAGCTCCTCGTCGGTCAGATCCGCGACGTGCAACCGCCGCGGCTTGGCCGCCTGCGAACCTTCGGCGAGTCCGGATTCCTCTCGCGTCAGGTAGCCGGCGGCGATGAGCCCTTCGCGGACATCCATACCGAAGAACTCCGCGACCTCCTTGGAGTGCGGCACGGAGGCGTTGACACCTTCGCGCCACCGGCTGACACGCGCGTGATAGAAAGAGCAGCGCTTGACCATGTCGGCTGCGAGCAGGTTGTGATCGTCGAGGTGTTTTTGGACCCAGTCCCACCAGGGACGCTTGGAAGTGCTCACGGGCAGCAGAGTACTTGCCTTCCAGCAAGCAAGCGAGCCCGCCTGATCGTTTCACCCGGACGCCGGAGATAACAGAACCATAACTAGACTGCCCGAGGGAAGCTCACTGCTACAGTTGCCTACGGGCAAGCAGTCGCCTTCCCGCAAGCAACTATCCGCGAGGTTTCCGATGGCCACCACCACAATCCAGATCCGCTCCGATGCGCTGAAGCGGCACAGGATCGCCGCCGGGCTGACTTCCAACTACGCCCTCGCACGGGCGATGGGGCTCGAACAGTCCACGCTCAGCCGCACGTTGGGGACGGGTCGCGCTCCAAGCTCGCTGTTCGTCGCTGGCCTCCTGCGCGCACTCCAGCCCGCGACGTTCGAGGAGCTTTTCGAGCTCGTCGACCTGGCACCGACCGAGGACGCAGCGTGACCCGCGAGGAAGCCATCGCCGCCGCCGGTGCGGTATTGGCCCGCGCCCGCGTCGAGCGCGATGCGCTGCCGCCCCGGGAAGCCGCCGAACTCGCCTACTACCCCGGCGGCCCGTCGCTCGACCAGATCGAGCAGGAAATCCGCGCCATGCGCCGCCTCCCAGCTGCCGCATGACCAGCGCAAAGCAAAACCCCCGCGCCAGCCGAGTACGGCAGCGCGGGGGCTACAGAGCCGAACACCCCCCACCACAGGAGGCGAACGTGACAACACCGTACCCCGTAGCCCTGTCTCAGGCGCTCGATCACCCCGACGTGAAGGTCGAGACGACGACGGACAGCCCCGATGGCCAGTGCGAGTGGTGCCAGATGGTCGGCGCGCTGTGCGCGGTGTCCGTCGAATGGCGGCCCCGTTCGGACGTGCTCTCCGACGGGAGTGTCGAGACGTGCCTCGACTGCGCGGCGTCGCGGGTCCGCTGGGCTGTCGACAACGCCCTCGACGGCTCAGCCGTGCGCGTCGAGATCTCCACGGAGGTGATCGCGTGAGTGCCGCGACGGTCCTGCGCTGTGACGCCGAGGCGTGCACGGCCTCCGTTGAAGGCGGGGCTGGTGAAGCCTGGTGGGTCAACCTCCGCGCCGAATCCGAGGGCTGGGTCACCGGGGATGCCGGGGACTTCTGCCCCGCACACCTGCGAGGCGGTGTCGCGTGAATCTGAAGGACACCGCCGCGATGGCCGCGGCGCTGCGCGTGCTCGACGAACGCGTCAAGGCAGCGCGCACGGCCGCTAACGCCGACATGCTGGCCGCCGCTGACCCCGGCGACCGGATCACCGCCACCCACGACGGTCAGGCGCTCGGGTCGGTGTCGGTCACCACCGGCCGCACCACGGCTCGCGTCACCGATCCGGCCGCGTTCGCGGCCTGGTGCGCCGAGCACTACCCCACCGAGGTCGAACACCGGCCCGTCGTCCGCGAATCGTTCGTGCGCGCCGTGCTCGACGCCTCCAAGCACGCCGGACAGGCCGCGATGCCCGACGGGACGCTCGACGTCCCCGGCATCGACGTCGCCGAGGGCGACCCGTACGTGACCGTCCGCCTTGCCCCCAACGCCGCCGAGGTCGTCGCCGACATGGTGCGCACCGGCGCGATCCGCCTCGACGGCACCCGCCCCGCGATCGAAGGAGCCCAGCAGTGATGACCTTCCAGCCCGCGACCCGCTCGGCCGCCAAGGCCCGCATCGCGCTCGCCGGGCCGTCCGGCTCCGGCAAGACCTACACCGCCCTGTCACTGGCCACAACGCTGTCGGAGACGGTCGCGGTGATCGACACCGAGCGCGGGTCGGCGTCGAAGTACGCCGGGATCAACGGCTGGCAGTTCGCCACCGTCTCCCCGCACTCGTTCTCGCCCGCATCGCTTGTGGAACTGCTGGCCGTGGCCAGTGGCGAGGGCTTCGGGTGCGTGGTGATCGACTCGCTGTCGCACTACTGGATGGGCGTAGACGGCATGATCGAGCAGGCCGACCGCCGCGCCAAGGGCGGCAACTCCTTCTCCGGCTGGAAGGAAGCCAAGCCCGACGAGCGCCGCATGATCGACGCGCTCGTGTCCTACCCCGGCCACGTCATCGCCACGCTGCGGGTCAAGACCGAGTACGTCATCGAGGACAACGAGCGCGGCAAGAAAGCGCCGCGCAAGGTCGGGATGAAGCCCGAGCAGCGCGAAGGCATCGAGTACGAATTCGACGTCGTCGGCGAGCTGGACTACGACAACACCCTGACGGTGTCGAAGTCGCGGATTCCCATTCTGTCGCGCGCCGTGGTGCCCGAACCCGGTGCAGAGCTGGCGGCAACGATCCGCGACTGGCTTGCCGACGGCGACGCCGCGCCGGGCGCGCTGGACTACCGGGCGCGGGCGCTGGGCATGGCCTCGGCCGATGACCTGCTCGCCCTGTGGTACGAGGCCGAGCGCGCCGGGCTCCGGCACGCGCCGATCACCGACGACCAGGGCCAGCCGACCACCCTCGGCGAACTGATCAAGGCGCGCGGCACCGCAGCGAAGGCGAACGCCGCATGAGCGCCGGACAGCTCCCGCTCGGCCTGGCCGACCGGCACCACGGGCAGGCCGCCGCACTCGCGGCGGCCACCGCCGGGCACCTCACCTACCGGGAGCGCTGCGAGGCCGCCCTCGCCGAGCTGGTCGCCCGCGGCGAGCCCTTCGGTGCCGACGACGTCCGCGCGTTGGCCGGGGACGACGAGGGGGCCGGGTGCAACGTGCTGCCGAGCGTGATCGGCGTTGCTGCGCACCCGTCCGCCCCCGACCGGATCGCGATCATGCCGACCTCGCAGTACTACCGCAGCGCCCGCCGCACCCGCCGCGCCAGCCGTAACCGGGTCTGGATCGCCCGCACCGCCGCCAGACCGGCCGCATGACCGCCCACCTCGCCCGATAGCTCACCGGGCCGCGCCCCGCCTCCCAGGGGCGCGGCCCGCCTCACAAGGACACCTCACCGATGCCTCGCCCGATCACCGCGCCCGCCTCGACCAGGCGCAGCAGCTCGGCCCGGCGGCGGCACTGCGCCGCCGGGCACTGGCCCGCCGAAGCCCTCACCCCCGCAGAGCGGGAACGGCTCGTCGCCGAGCTCCACGACCGCGGCCTCACCGACCGCGAGATCGCCGACCACTGCCGCATGAGCACCTTCACCGCCGGCCGAATCCTCGACCGCCTCGGCCTCGCCCCCAACCCCAGCAAGGACACCGCCTGATGCGCATCCGCTCGATCAAGCCCGAGTTCTGGCGCTCCCCCGCCGTCGCCGAGCTGCCCCGCGAGTTCCGTCTGCTGTGGATCGGGCTGTGGTCCTATGTCGACGACAACGGTGTCGGCATCGACGACTACCGGCTCATTGCCGCCGACTTGTTCGCCCTCGACGACCCCGTCGAGGCCCGCGAATTCGTTCGCGAGGGTCTCGCGACACTCTCGCGAGGATTGCAGATCACTCGCTACACCCTCGACGGCCGCTCGTACCTGTACGTCAACGGCTGGGACAAGCATCAGCGCATCGACCGGCCCGGCAAACCGCGGTACCCGCTGCCGCCAACCGACCTGCAGCCCACGCCAACCGATAAAACCCCAGGTAGTGACCAGTCTGGTCCAGTCGCTGAACGTGGCCTCGCGGAACCCTCGCGACAGTCTCGCGAGACCCTCGCGCCTGGAACAGAGGAACAGGGGAACAGGGGAACAGGGCAAAAAGAGTCGTCGTCACGCGCGAGCGCGCGCAGGCGAGGCACCACGACCCTGGTGCAGCTCGCCGACTCCGCGGTCAAGCCCGACGCACGCCGGATCGTCGACGCCTGGCGCAACGCCCAGCCCGACGCAGCGAAGTACCGGCCGCAGACCATCCGGGAAATCGGCAAGGTCATCGACGGGCTACTGCGCGACGGCGCCGACCCGGAACTCGTCCGCGCCGCCCTCGACGAATGGGACCGCCGCCCAGAAATTCACCGGCCCGGCGCTCTGCCCTACGTCTACGACGACGTGATCAAAGCCGCCAGGGCAGCCCAGAAACCCGCCCAGCCAGCCCGTAGCGCACGCGGCGACAAGGTCCGCGGATACCTCGGCATCGACCGCGACCGCAGCCCGCAGGAAGCCGCACAGGCCGTCGCGAACATCGGCGACGTCATCGCCCCGGACTTCGACGCCATTTTCGGCGGCCCCCAGCTGAAGGAGATCACCGCATGAACGCCGACGACGTCCGCTCGGTGATGGCCGTCGCTGCCGCCATCGACCCCTACATGCCCGCCGCCGACGACGACGTCATCGCCGTATGGGTCGCCATGCTCCACGACGTCCCGGCCAAGGTCGGCGCACCCGCCGTGCACTGGTACTACCGCAGCGACGCCTACCGCGACCACCGCCGCACCATCACCCCCGGCGACATCTTCGGGTACTACAAGAACGCGGCCAAGGACTGGCGACAGCGACGTACGGCAAAGGAGATCACCGCCGCGCGCGCCGCGATCGAAGCCGCACCGCGCGAAATCCCTTCGCTGTCTGTGCTTTTCGCGCGCTACAACGCCGAACGCAAGGGCGCCGACCCCGACATCGCCGAGGGCGAGGCAGCAGCCCGACGGCTCTACATGGGCGTGGCGTGCCCGCACCCCACCTGCCGCGCACAACCCGGCCAGCAATGCACCGGCTACACCGGGCGCCCGCTGCGTAAAAACCCAGCTCACCCGGCCCGCATGGACGCCGCCCAAATTCAGCATGCCTAAAGAACTGCTTGCCAGCAGGCAAGTGCTAAGCTTCCAGCAGGCAACTACAGAGCCGAATCACCACACCACAGCCCAGGAGGGCAAACCACAATGACCGCAACGGAAACCGCCAGGCCCACCCCGACGCTGCCACTACTCGGCAACGCCTGCGCCATCTGCGCCCACCCCGCCCGCTGGGTCGACAGCACCCGCCACGTCGTCCACGTCGACCTGCGGCTGCGGCCCTGCCCGCTCCCCCCGAACCCCGCGGCCCCCACCAAGGCCGCCGCCGCATGACCGGCCCGCAGCACAGCGACCCCACCACCGGAGGCGACAGCGAGTACGCCGCAGCAGTCCGACGCCTCACCTCCGACGCACCGCTCACCCGCGACGAACGCGAGGCCCTGCTCGGCCTGCTCCGCGCCCTCGACAAGCACCTGCGCGAGTTCCTCGCCCCGGTCGCCGTGATCGCCACCCACCACCGCGCCCTGCGACAGCTCGCCCAACACCAGGAGCCCACACCGTGACCGCCACGCTCGCCAACCCCGAAACCGCACCGCCCGACAAATGGGTCGACCACATCGCCGTCGAACGCATCCTGCTCGGCCGCGACCCCGTCGGCCGCCCCCTCACCCCCGCCGAACGCGCCGCAGCCTTCCCCCAACTCGTCGACGCCGGGCACACCTCCACCGAAATCTGCGCCCGCCTCGGCATCTCCGGCAGCGTCTACGCCCGCATGAAACGCGCCTACCTGGCCGAACGCGACGGCGAAACCGAACAGTGAACCCCACCCGGTCGCGACCACCCGACCACGGTGGTCGCGACCGGACGGCCCGCCGCTACGCGCGCACGCGCGAAACCCGAGAGGTAACCCGATGGCACTGCCCAACCTGCACGGCGTCGCCCGCCTGACCGCCGATCCCGAGCTCAAGTTCGCCGCGTCCGGCACCGCGGTCTGCACGCTCACGCTCGCGTTCAACTCCCGCCGCCAGAACCGGCAGACCGGCGAGTGGGAGGACGCCGGGGTGCACTTCCAGCGTGCGAAGGCGTTCGGCCAGGTCGCCGAGAACATCGCCGAGAGCTTGACCAAGGGCACCGAGGTCGCCGTGTCCGGCCGTCTCGAGACCGAGCAGTGGACCAACGAGCAGGGCGAGAAGCGTTCGGCCGCCGTGCTGCTGCTCGACTCCATCGGCCCGGAGCTGCGCCGCGCGACCGCCCGCGTGCACAAGGTCGAGCGCTCCACAGCCGGGCAGTCCGGTGATTCGTGGGGCAGCACGCCCACCAACTCCACCGACGAACCCCCGTTCTGACCCCGATTCCCGGCTCCAGATTCCCCCTACAGCCCCGAAAACCGGTTCGGAATACCGATGGACACCCGAAATGCTCAAGGAGCGACCGTGACCAACTCCCGCAAGCCGACCACGCTCGACCCGATCCAGCCCGCCGGCCAGCGCCCCAACCGCGACCAGCTCGCCGTCCTCGACTGGCTCGTGGGAGACCTGCGCGCCTTCGCCGCGCACCACGCTCCCGCCCCTGACCTGCTCGGTCCCGACGAGATCACCGCCGCCGACACCGCCGCCGCCGACGCGATCCGCGACTACGCCGACCGGCTCGCCGCCCGCATCGCCAAGACCCGCCACGAACAGCGCCAGGAGACCAAGCCGTGAACGACCCCCGCGAACCGCTCGACAACCTCATGACCGACGAAGCATGGTCCGCAGTCGAGCGAGCGGCCTATGGCCCCGGCACGTTCGGCGACTGCATGCGCCGCGCAGTCCAAGCAGCCGCCCCCTTCATCACCGCCGCGGCCGTTCGCCCCGTGCTCGACCTGACCCCGCCGCCCATGCACCCCGGCGACGACCCCGAGCTGCACGCCATCCTCACCGACGGCTGGACGACGTGCATGGAAACCGTCCGCCGCACCATCGCCGACAAGCTCGGCGGCGCCCGATGACCACCGCGACCACGTACCGGCTCGACCTGCCGTATCAGCGCCCGCCGCTCACCGCCAACCAGCGCATGCACCACCACGCCCGCGCCCGCGTCACCAAACAGGTACGAGGCGACGCCGCGAAACTCGCCCGCGTTGAGCAGATTCCCGCGCTCGACCGCTGCACGGTCCGTCTGGTGTGGACCGTCACCGACCGGCGCCGCCGCGACGCCGACAACCTCGTGCCCACGCTGAAAGCCTGCTGCGACGGGCTTGTGGACGCCGGAGTGGTCGCCGACGACACCCCCGAGCTCATGACCAAGCACATGCCCGAGATCGTGCTCGGCCAGCGCGCTGCCCTGGTGCTGATCGTTGCTCGGCCTATCAGCCTCGACGACATCGCCGGAATCCTCGGCCCCGATTGGACCGGTGGGCTCGACCCGGTCGAGTGGGTCCGCCAACAACGCGACCGAGACGAAACGGAGGACTCCGCGTGACCACCACCAACCCGCTGGCTGCGAGCATCGCAGCGTGGAGCGAGGGACGCCGCCGAGCCGAAGTGGTCGGCGAGCTCGACGCCGCGTGCGCCCGGCGTCACGAGGCGTTGAACGAGCAGATCGAGAATCTGCGCGGTGTGGTCGTCAGCATCGAGAGCCAGATCGAGCAGCTGCGACAGGATCTTGCGATCGACACCCATGCCGAGCAGGTCGCCGAAAAGGGTGGGCAGATTGTGCACACCCCTGGCGGTGACCAGTTCGAAGGCCCCTCCGCCGACCCGATCGGCACAGTCCGCGTGCACCCCGACGACGCCCCAGACGACCCGAACGCACGCCGAGTCATCCGGCTCGACGGTGCACGGTTCGACGATCCGGACGCCAGTTGGTTCGAGCTTTCCGCTGCGGAGAACGGCGGCGGCGACGGGTACGGCAGTAGCCAGGTTGCCAGCTGGCCGCGGCAGCCACTCGCCGACGTGGGCCGCGTGATGGGGCACCCGGCCGTTCGTGAAGCCGACGCCGCAGACCTCGCCGAGCTGGCCCGACAGCAAGGCGTCAGGCCGGTGCACGACATCGGCGAGTTCGCCACGATCACCGACCTCGCCGACACCGAACACGAGCAGTTCACCGCCGCCGCCCTGTCCGCCCGCGGCACCCGCAGCTGAACCGCCCGCCCGGCCAGCAATCCGCCCCTGCTGGCCGGGCCCCGCCCCGGAGGTGACACCGTGCACGACCACACCACCCCCTGCATCGTCGACCGCTGCCCACGTGCCGCCGAGCCCGGCCGCTACACCTGCGAGCCCTGCGCCGAGCGGATGCGCTGCTGGCTCCGCGAGATCGACGACTACGCCGCCACCCTCACCGCCGCACCGGGCCGCGGCGGTGACGGCGGTCGGCGCTCCCGTGGCTACGGCAGCCGGCCACCGGCCCGGCTCGACGTGATCGCCGCACTCGACCCGCGCAGCGTCGGCCACGTGATCGGACCCGACGACGTCGACGACGCCACCCGCTCCATCCTCGGCACCGTGAACCGCTTGTGCGGCTGGGTGCATTCCGAGCTGCTGCGGCTCGACGCGAACCACCACGCGCCGCCCCGGGACCTGACGATCACCAGGGGCACCGGGTGGCTGCGCGGATACATCGACTGGTGCACCCGGCAGGTCTGGGCCGATGACCTCGCCGATGACCTCCGCGAGCTTCACGCCCAGCTACGGCGGCTCGCCGGTGACTCCACTCGGCCGCTCGCCCCCTGCCCGGACTGCATCGGCTCGCTGTGGCCAGTCGGCGACGCCGACACCATCGCGGTCCGCTGCGGTGTCTGTGGCACTTCCTACGATGGCCTTGCATTGCTCGACCTCGGGCAGCAGTTCGCATGCCAGTTGACGGGAGCAGCATGACCAACAACGAGGACAACAACCGGAACTACCAGCGCGCCGACCCCAGCAGCTTCCCGGAAGACACCGAGCAGCAGAGCGACGCCGCCAGGCAGCGTGCCGAAGAGATCGGGTACGAGGTTGTGCCCCCAGAGGTAGAGCTCCGCCAGGCCGCCGCGACCCTGCGCGAACTGGCCGCCAAGGCGACTCCCGGACCGTGGCGGTACAACCCCGAAAAGTACTACCGCGAACCGGAGACGCTTCGGTTCGAAGAGGCTGTATTCGCCGGGCCCGCCGGGAAGACAGCTACAACCGTCGCCCTGACTGGCGAGGTCGATGATCCCCAGAGCATGACCGATGCCCGCTGGATCGCCACCATGTCCCCCACCCTCGCGGAGCCGTTGGCCGCGTGGTTGGAATGGGAAGCGCAGGCGATGCGGCTGCCGTACGCGCTCGACATCGCACGCCGCATCAACCGGAGCCGGGGGGATCAGTGACCCGCCCGCCAATCGTCCGCTACCGCGACGGCCTGGACCTGCTCGACCTCGGACAGCGCGCCGCGTTCGAGATGACCGGGGCCGCATGATCGAGCGACCTCACCCGTGCGCCCGCCGTGTCGCGCTGGAGCAGCACCGCCAACAGCAGCATGATCCGGCCCATGATCACTCCCGACGTTGACCAGCTGCGCGCGAGCATGAAGACCGCCAAGGCCGCCGAAGCCCAGTTCTGGACCCGCATGGCCGAGCTCGGTATCCCTGACGGTCTGGCGTGGGAAGCTCTGCGCGTAGTCATCGCAGAAATTCAGGACGGCGCCAGCCACACCAACCCGTGGACCGTCGCCGCCGATCGTCTCGCCCGCGAACACACCGACAAACCGGAGGAACAGGCACGATGATCGACAGTCGCGAGGAATACCTGACCCTGGTCATCGTCGACCAGATCGAGGCGAGCTCGAAGGCAATCCGGGACCTGGGCGGTTTCGAACTGAGCAAGCAGGTAAGCGAGTTCGCCCGAGACGTCCGGCACAAGGTCGGACACGGCCAAAGCCTCTTCGAGGACAACGCGGAATGAGTCGCCCGCCGATCGTCCGCCGCGTCAACGGCCGCACCCTGGTCGACCGGTCGAGCCTCGCCCGGCTCACCGGCCGCTCCGTGCACACCATCCGCGGCGCCTGCCCCGTCGCCGACCGCGACCGCACCGGTCGGCCGCTCTACGACGCCCAGCAGTGCGCGCAGATCCTCGCCACCACCACCCGCCGAAGTGGCAGCCGACGCCATTTGACAGCCTCTGCCACTTCTGCTTAGATCACCTTTCAGCGGGTAGAAGTGTGTCCGCAATCAGCCCTCGGCCGCATCGGCTCGGGGGCTTTTCGCATGTCAGGGGTAGGTGATGCGCACATGCCTCGCGCCTCTGACCCGATCACCGACGCAGATCGGGCTCGCGTTCGCGAGCTGCACGAGCAGGGCAAGACCCGCAACGACATCGCGAAAACACTGGGTCGCTCGCCCTCGACCGTGTCCAAGCTCGCCCGCGAGCTCGGTCTGTCCTTCGACCGCACCAAGACCGCCGCCGCCTCGGCCGCCAAGGCCATCGACAACCGCGCCCGCCGCGTCGCGCTGGAAGGCCGCGCCCTGGCCCGCGCCGAAGCCCTGTACGACCGCCTCGAAGCCGACCGGTACCGGTTCACCGCCACCACCGTCAACGGCATCGAAACCCGCACCCTCGACCACGTGCCCGCCCAAGATGAACGGCACCTCTCCGGCGCTGCCGCGGCGCACATCGCCACCGCGGCGAAGCTGGCCGAGGCCAACGCATCCGGCCAGGCCGAGGCCGCTCGCTCGATGCTCGGCAACCTTGCCGAAGCCCTCGGCATCAAGGCGCCGGCCAACGGCGATGGGTAGCCCCGAGCTCCCGCTGTCCGGCCGTCAGGTCGAGTCGCTGCGCGAGTCCGCGGCGCGCGTGAACATCTGGTCGGGCGCGATCCGCTCCGGCAAGACCATCGCGTCGCTGCTTCGCTGGCTGGTGTACGTCTCGACGGCCCCGTTCGGCGGGCAGTTGGTCGTCGTCGGGCGAACCCGAGACAGCGCGGCGCGCAACGTGTTCGCGCCGCTGCAAGACCCGTCGCTGTTCGGGCCGCTGGCCGACCAGGTGCGCTACACCAGCGGGGCGCCGACGGCGTCGATCCTCGGCCGCACCGTCTACGTGCTCGGTGCCTCGGACGCGAAGGCCGAGAAGGTGCTGCGCGGGTTGACGTGCGCTGGCGCGTACGTGGACGAGGTGACCGTCGTCGACGAGCAGTTCTTCGTGCAGCTGCTCGGCCGCATGTCTGTGCCCGGTGCGCAGCTGTTCGGCACCACGAACCCCGACAGCCCCGCGCACTGGTTGAAACGGAAGTACCTCGACCGGCTGGCCGAGCTGCCGGACTGGCGCGGGTTCTTCTTCCAGCTCGACGACAACCCCGCCCTGTCCGGTGACTACAAGGCTGCGATTCGCCGCGAGTACACCGGGTTGTGGTTCCGCCGCTTCATCTTGGGCGAGTGGGTCGCCGCTGAAGGCGCGATCTACGACATGTGGAACCCCGACGAGCACGTCGTCGCCTGGTCCGAGCTGCCGGAGATGGCGCGGGTGCTGGCGGTCGGGATCGACTACGGCACCACCAACGCCACGTCGGCGATCATGCTCGGCCAGGGTGTCGACCAGCGGCTCTACCTGCTCGACGAGTGGCGCCACGACCCCGCCCACGCGCAGAACCGGCTCACCGACGCCCAGCTGTCCGCGCAGATCCGCGCGTGGCTGGATGGCGAGCACCACCCGACGCAGCAGGGGTTGCGTCCGCAGTGGATTGTGGCCGACCCGGCCGCCGCATCGTTCCGGGTGCAGCTGCACCAGGACGGCACCGTCACGCAGGCCGCCGACAACGACGTCGCCTACGGCATCCGCACCGTCGCGACCCTGCTGGGTGCTGGCCGGTTGCGGGTGTCCGATCGCTGCCGCGGCTGGATCACCGAAGCGCCCGGCTACAGCTGGGACGACACCGCCACCGACAAGGGCGAGGACAAGCCCGTCAAGACCGCCGACCACTCGTTGGACGCCGGGCGCTACGCCATCGTCACGACCGAAAGCCTGTGGCGCCGCACCATCCCCGTCTGATCATCAGGAGGTGACCCTGTGCCCACCGCCTGGCCCCCGGCCCCGTTCGACGTCGCGCAGCGCCGCATGGACGAGTGGGACGCCTGGTACGTCGGCAACCCCGACGGCCTCGCCCAGCTCTACGGCTCCAGCGTGCCGCGTACCCGCCCGTCGCAGTACCGCGGTGGACTGGTCGGCGCGCTCGGCCGGTTCTTCTGGGGAAGGCCGACACCGGCGGCGACACGTCCGGCGCGGCTGCATGTGCCGCTGGCCTCCGACATCGCCACCGCCAGCGCTGACCTGTTGTTCGCCGAGCCGCCGCGCCTCACCGTCACCAACCCGGCCGCGCAGGACCGGCTCGACGCGATCCTGCACTCGCCGCTGGTCCACAGCGGCCTGCTGGAGGCTGCCGAGGTCGCCGCCGCGCTCGGCGGGGTGTACCTGCGCGTGGTGTGGGACGCCGACCTGGCCGCGCACCCGGTGATCGACACGGTGCACGCCGACGCCGCAGTACCGGAGTGGCGGTGGTCGCAGCTCACTGCCGTGACGTTCTGGTCGACCGTCCTCGAGGACGGGAACACGGTGTGGCGGCACCTGGAGCGCCACGAACCCGGCCGCATCGTCCACGCGCTGCATGCCGGGAGCACGACCGAGCTCGGCGAACAGCGCGACCTGCGCGAGCATCCGGCCACCGCGTGGGCCGCCGACGTCATCGACTCCACCGGCGCGATCGCCACCGGTACCCACCGGCTCACCGCCACGTACGTGCCCAACCTGCGCCCCAACCGGGCGTGGCGCGGCAAACCCGGCCTCGCCCCTCTCGGCCGCAGCGACTTCGACAGCGTGGAGCCGCTGTTCGACGCGATCGACGAGGCGTATTCGTCGTGGATGCGCGACATCCGGCTCGCGAAAGCCCGGCTGATCGTGCCGACCGGCTACCTCGACAACAACGGCCCCGGAGCAGGTGCGTCGTTCGATGATGAGCGCGAGCTGTTCACCGAGATCAACGCCGTGAGCCGCGGCAACTCCGGGCCGGAGATCACCCTGTCGCAGTTCGCGATCCGAGTGGCCGAGCATCGCGAGACCGTCGATGAACTGGTACGCGCCGCGCTGCGCTCCGCCGGCTACTCCCCCGCGACGTTCGGCGACCAGGACGGCGACACCTCGATCACCGCGACCGAGGTCAACGCCCGCGAACGGATCTCCGAGCGCACCCGGCACAAGAAGGCGCTTCACTGGTCGGCCGGGCTGTCGCAGATCACCGCCGCACTGCTCGACATTGACCGCGAAGTGTTCCGCGGCCCCGGCATCGCTGCAGGCGACGTGCCCGCGGTGGAGTTTCCGCCGCGGTCACAGCCGGACCCCGAAGCCCTCGCCCGCACCGCCGAAACGCTGTACCGGGCCGAGACGGCGAGCACTGAGGTCCGGGTGCGCATGGTGCACCCGGACTGGGACGAGACCGACGTCGCTGCCGAGGTCGCACGCATTCGTTCCGAAGCTGGAGCGGTCGAGCCCGATCCGGCCGAGATCCTGCGGCAAGCCGCGTCCGTCGAGCCGTAGCGGGGGTGGTGCGCGGTGGCGGTCGACCCGGAGTACCTCGACGAGATCGCCGCTACCGTCGCCCAGCTCTACCGCGAGGCCGAGACCGCGCTCGCCCAGCTGATCGCCAAGCACCTCGATGGCGACCTCGACGCGGACATGCCGGCCCCGGTGTGGGCTGAGCGGAAGCTCGCCGCGGTGCGGGCCCTGCGCGCCTCCGCGCAGGCCGTGCTCGCTGGGCTGCAGGCCGACAGCTCGGCCGCGACCCGCCAGGCCGCGGCCGAGGCGTTCCGCGCCGGATGGTCTTCGGCGCTGGCCGAGTTGCCCGCCCGCTGGTTCCCGCACTCCGGCCTGTCCGCTGCGGCGAAGCAGGCTGCCGAGGAAGTTCCGGGATTCGGCGCGGTGGAAGCCCTCGCAGCCGCGGTGCACGCCGATGTTGGCCAGCGGTCCCGCAACGTGCTGCGCGATGTCGTCGACGTCTACCGGGGTGTGATCGCCGCTGCGACCGCCCGCACGCTGACCGGCACGCAGACCCGCCGCCAGGCCGCGCAGGCCGCGTGGCAGCGGTTCGTCGATCGCGGTATCACCGGGTTCACCGACCGGGCTGGGCGCCGCTGGCGGCTGTCGTCCTATGTGGAGATGGCCACCCGCACCGTCGCTCAGCGCGCCGCCGTGCAGGGCCAGACCGACCGGCTGCACGCCGCCGGGGTGTCCCTGGTCTACGTGTCCAATGCGCCGCAGGAGTGCGTGTTGTGCCGCCCGTTCGAGGGCCGGGTGCTGCGGTTGGGCACCGGGCCGACCGGGCGCGTGCAGGTTCCGCACCAGCTCACCGACGCCCCGGTCGAGGTCGAGGTCGTCGACACGCTCGCCGGGGCGCAGCTGGCCGGGCTGTTCCACCCGAACTGCCGTCACAGCGTCTCGGCGTTCCTGCCCGGGGTCACCAAACCTCCGCCGCAGCCGACCGCCGACCCCGAGGGGGACAAGGCGCGGCAGCGTCAGCGGGCGATCGAACGGGAGATCCGTAAGCACAAGCAGCGCCAGGCCGTCGCCCTCGACGAGCCCGCCCGCAAGGCCGCCAGTCAGAAGGTCCGCGCTTGGCAGGCCGAGATGCGCGAGCACCTCGACGCCCACCCCGAGTTGAAGCGGTTGCGGTACCGGGAGCAGCTCGGCGCCGGGAACGTCGGCAAGCCCGGGACCCGCCCGGCCGGTGAGGTCGCGCCGCTGGTCGACGTGCCGCTCGATGGCGGCCCGCCGCAGCAGCGCAAGCCGCACCAGCACGACGCGGAACGGGACGTCGCGTCGGTGGTCAACGACCCCGGCCAGCTCGACCTACTCGGCCAGCGCAGAGCACACCGCGACGAGCAGCACGCCGAGCTGTCTCCGGAGCGCCGGGCCGAACCCGTGCCCGAGCTCGGCCCGGCCGCCGTTGCCGAGCCTGCTCCGCCGGAGCCGGGCGAGGCCGGGCTCGCCCGGCTGCTGGACGTCGACGACGAGCTGACCGCCGACGAGCTGCTCAACGTCGCGCTGACTGCCGAAGGTGAGGAGCGCCGCGAGGCGTTCGCCGCGCTCGCCCGGTTCGAGCAGCTGGCCGAGGAAGGCTCGACCGCACCGGGTTTCGCGTCGTTCGTCAAGCGCTTGGCCAAGCACGCCGACCCGGTCAAGTACGTCCGGCGGCGCCTCGGCCAGCAGCGCGACCCGGCCGCCCGTGCCGCCACGCTGCGCGCATTGTGGAGCGAGTTGGAAGCCCGCGCCCAGCCTGGCTGGGCGCTGCCCGGATCGTCTCCGGCATTGCCGGGGATGCGCGCCGGATTGCGCTTCGACGACAACGGCGAAGCCGTAAAATGGGCGATGAAGAACATGCCGCTACCAGGGGATTTGACGAAGCCCGAGAGGGAGTCGGTGAGCACCTACACGGGTTCGGCGTACCGGGAGATCAACAACGCGCTGCGCGGCTACCAGCCCGCGAACAGCAAGGCGTGGCTTGACCGAATCGTCGGCCACCTCGACAAGGCGTTCGCCAAGGCCGAGCTGGCCGAGTCGATCCTGGCGTTCCGCGGCTCGGGTCCGTCGATCCTGTCCACCCTCGGCGCCGACATCAACGACCCGAAGTCGATCGCCGCGCTGGTCGGCAGCGTGCACACCGATGGCGGCTACCTGTCCACGTCGATCGGCTCGCGCGCGGCGTTCGGCGGCGCGGTGGTGTTCGCCTTCCGCATCCCTACCGGTGCTCGGGCGATGAACGTCATGCCCATCAGCAAGTTCGGCACCAGTGAGCGCGAGATCCTGCTCAACCGCGGCACCCGCTACGTCATCCACGCCGCCTACCAACGCCGCGGCACCTGGTACATCGAATGCGAAGTCGTGCCCGACGGCTGGAACCCGCCGGCGAACTGGCAGCCCGATCCGTACAACGACGTCGACAAGGGGTACCGATGAGCGTGCTTCCACCACCGCCGCCGGGCAGCCGGTGGGATGACGACGGCATGGCCCCGCGCAAGGTCGGCGGCATCAACACCTACCCGACCAGCCCCGCGGGCCGGACCGTCGCGGCACCGGTGCTCGTCGCCGGGCACACGCTCGGCTGGATCTGGACCGACCGCGACCGCTGCGCGGGATGGTGGCCGGCCGAACCCTCCGCAGACGTGCCCGCGGGTCTGATCTCCCGCGTGCACGGGCACGTCGTCGCCCGCCTGGTGGAGCTGCACAGCCGCGGCGTCCCCGCCGCCGACGTGCTCGACCCCGAGCGCTGGCAGCCCTACACCCTCGGCGAACCGGGCCCCGAGCCCACGCCGTAGCAACGAATCCACTTCCCGACAGGAACCCCGGACATCTGATGTGTCCGGGGTTCCTGCGTTTCTGCCTGGCCAGGTGCCGGGCACCGTCAACCCCGCGCCCAGGAGGCCGCCCATGCTCGAGAACCTGCCCATCCACCCCGCGACCGGACTGCGCGCGCTCGGCTGGACCTCGCGCGGCCCGATCTGGCCTGTCCTTGGCGGCAACGGTGAAGGGGACGGGGACACCGGCGATCAACCGCCCACCCCCGATGAGGGCCAGCAGCAGCCGCCGCCCGGCGACAGCGGCAAGGACGGCAACGGCGGCCAGGACCAGGGCGACGGCGACGAGCTGGCCGCCCTCGAACCGGCGAAGCTGGCCGCGATGGTGCGCAAGCTGCGCTCCGAGAACGCCAGCGACCGCACCAACGCCAAGCAGCAGGCCGCCGACGAGGCGCGCACCGAGCTCGCGCAGACCATCGGGCGGGCGCTCGGCCTGATCGCCGACGACGAACCGGCCGACCCGGCCAAGCTCGCCGAGCAGCTCACCGCCGAGCGCGACGCCCAGACCACGGCCGCCCGCGAGGCCGCCGTCGAGCTGACCGTCTGGAAGAACGCCGCCAAGCACGGCGCCGACCCGACCGCGCTCACCGACTCCCGCGCCTTCCTGTCCAAGCTCGACAAGCTCGACCCCGCGGCCGAGGACTTCACCGCGAAGGTCGGCGAGGCCATCAAGAAGGCCGTCGCCGACAACCCCCGACTCAGCGCAGCAGGCCAGGCGCCCGCACGCAGCAGCAGCCAGCACACCGGCGGGACCGGTGGCACAGGCAAACCCGCATCCCTGACTGACGCAGTGGCCGCACGCTACGGCCGCGCCTGACCCGCAAGGAGAAACCGATGGCGATCACCCTCGCTGACGCCGCGAAGAACACCACCGACGACGTCGACCTGACGGTCATCGACGAGTTCCGCAAGAGCTCGGCCATTCTCGACGCTCTGTCGTTCGACCCGGCCGTCTCGCCGGTGGGTGGCGGTGCCACCCTGACCTACTCCTACACCCGGCACATCACCGAGCGCGGCGCCGACTTCCGCGCCTACAACACCGAGTACAGCAAGGCCGAGGCCAAGCGCGAGCGCTACAGCGTGGACCTGACCCCGCTGGGCGGGGCATTCGAGGTCGACCGGGTGCTCGGCAACCTCGGACCGTCGGCCACCAACGAGGTGTCCTACCAGATCAGCCAGCTGATCAAGGCCACCCGCGCGAAGTTCTCCGACAGCTTCATCAACGGCGACCAGGCCGTGGAGGCCAACGGATTCGACGGCCTCGACAAGGCCGTGACCGGCACGGTCACCGAGCGCACCGCGGCCACGTCCTGGGCCGATCTGGCCAGCGAGGACGCCCGGCACGATGCCCTCGACGAGCTCGACGAGTGGATCGACACCCTCGACGGGCTGCCGACGATGATCCTCGGCAGCGACAAGGGCATCGCGCGGCTGCGGTCGCTGGCCCGCCGCGCCGGCTACTACGACCGGTCGCCGAACGCCTTCGGTGTCGAAGTCGAGCGCTACCGCGGTATCCCGCTGGTCAACCCGCAGGAGAAGGCCGGTTCGGCTGAGCCGATCATCGGCACCGATGCCACCAGCGGCACCACGTCGCTGTACGCGGTGCGGTTCGGCCTGGACGGCGTGCACGCCGTGTCGACCCCCGGCGAGCTGGTCAAGACGTGGCTGCCCGACTTCGCCTCGGCCGGTGCGGTCAAGACGGGCGAGGTCGAGATGGGTCCGGTCGCGGTCGTGGTCAAGCGCACCCGCTCCGTCGGGGCGTTCCGCGTCACCGTCCAGACCCCGGCCGGCACCGGCAGCTGACCACCCCGGCGCGCAGGACACCCCAACCCGCTCCCGGGGTGTCCTGCGCCCCCGTTCTCACCTGGAGGCACCCCATGCCCACCGTGATCGCTCCCACCAACTACACCGGCACCGTCGTCGGCGTCGCCCTGATCGACGGCCGCGGCGAGACCACCGACCCCGCGGCGCTGGCCTACTTCCGCCGCCACGGCTACACCATCGGCGACGACCAGGCCCTCGACGAGCACCAGGCGCAGGACTCCCCGGACATCGAGCGACCGAGCCGGACTGCCCGGAAGGCCGACTGGGTCGCCTACGCCATCGCCCGCGGCATGCCGCAGGATGACGCCGAATCGCTGACGCGCGACGACCTCGCCCGGCTCTACCACGACGACGAGGGCTGACCGGTGCCGCGCGTGTACGCCACCCGCGACGACCTGACGGCCTACGCCCCGCCTGGCGTCGAGATACCGGCCGAGCCGGAAGCCTCCCGCCTACTCGCGCGCGCGTCCGAAGCCGTCGAGCTGCTGACGCTCACCGCGGTCTATCCCGTGCTCGACGACGGGATGCCCGCCGCCACCGAACACGCCACCGCCTTCCGGTCGGCGACGTGCGCGCTGGCGCTGCACTGGCTGGAAACCGGCGACGAGCACGGAGATGCTGGGCAGTGGTCGAGCGTGAGTATCGGCTCGATCAACCTCACCCGCGGCGCCGGCCACACCGCGGCGCCCGGTTCGACGAGCCCACCAGACTCCGTGGTGCGCCCGCTGCAGCTGGCCGGGCTGCTACCCGGTGTCGTCACCCGACCCTGACCGGGAGGTGGTGAACCGGTGGCCGGTATCCCCCGATGGCTGCTCGCCCAAGCCGGGCAGGCCGTCACGATCGAGCCGTACGAGGGCAGCGGCGCCTACGGCGATGTGTTCGGCCCGCCCGTCACCGTGCGCGCGGTCGTCGACGCCTCCCGCCGCCTGGTCCGCAACGAAGCGGGTGCGGAGGTGGTCAGCGAAACCACCCTCTACGCCCCGCTGTCCACAGTGGCTCCCGCGGGTTCGCGGGTGACGCTGGCCGACGGCACCCGGTCGACGGTGATCACCGCGAAGCGGCGCGACGGCCGCCGACTCCCCGTTCCCTCGCACCTGGAAGTGGTGTTGACCTGATGGCCATGCGCACCCGGCTCGACTGGAACGGGCCGACCGTGACCGCCCGCCAGCACTCCGGCGCCGTGGCCGGGCTCCGCCAGGCCGCCGAGCACATCCTCGGCGCCTCCCGGCAGCTCGTCCCGCTGGAAGAGGGCACCCTCGAACGCTCCGGCGTCGCCAGCGTCGACGAGAACGACCTGACCGCCGCGGTCTCCTACGACACCGTGTACGCGGTCCGCCAGCACGAAGAGCTCACGTGGAAGCACGACGCCGGGCGGTCCGCGAAGTACCTCGAACGCCCCATGACCTCCGAACGCGACACCGTCGCCGACCTGGTCGCCGCCGAGATCCGGCGGTCGCTGTCATGAGCTGGACCCGCGACCTCGCTCACGGCCTGGCCCAGTACCTCGCCGACCACGACGTCGGCACCTACCGCCCGTCCGGCATCTACCCCGAGCACGAGACAGGCATCGTCATCGGCGCGGTTCCGCAGTCCCCGTCCCGGATCGTGGCGCTCACCCCGTACCTGATGGTGGCCGACCCCAGCCAGGCCGACGACATCGTCGGCCTGCAGGTGCGTGCCCGCTCCGCCGGGCCGGACCCGCGCGACGCGCTCGACCTCACCGACGCCGCGTTCGACGCCCTGGTCGGTGCCGCGCACCTGCAGCTCGACGGCGTCGTCGTGCACCTGGTCGAGCTCACCGGATCGGCGCCGATGGGCCGTGACGAGTCCGGCCGGTACGAGCACGTCACCAACTACCAGCTCACCGCCCACCACCCGACCCCCAACCGCACTTAGGAGGCGCCGCCATGCGCTCACTGCTCGCGAAGGACTGGACGCTGGAAGTCGAGGACTCCAGCGGCACGACCCCGACGTGGGTGCCCGTCAAGGGCTTGACCTCGTTCTCGGAGACCAGCGACGACAACACCGAGGACGACGGCGATTTCGACTCCGATGGCTGGGGAAGCTCGGTCGTCACGCAGCGCACGTGGTCGCTGGAGTGCGAGGGCAAGCGCAAGCGCACCGACGACACCACGTTCACCCCGGACCCCGGGCAGGAGATCATCCGCAAGGCCGCCCGCATCGTCGGGTTTGACGCCAACATCCGGGTGCGGTGGTACCGGCGGGACGGCTCCCCGGATGCCTACGAAGGCACCGCGACCGTGTCGGAGTTCGAGAAGGGCGGCGGGGTGACCGACCTGGAGCCGTTCACCTTCACCCTGCTCGGCCAGGGTGCGCCGGTGGAGATCACCAACCCGGGTACGACTCCGCCCGCTGGTGGTGGTGCGTGATGGCGTTGCAGGATCTCGGGGAGTTCCTCGATCCGACCCTGTCGGTGCCGATCCGGGGCAAGACCTACAGGGTCGAGCCGCCGGACGCCGAGACCGGGCTGCGGCTGCAGCACCTCTCCGACTGGATGCTCGGCGCCGCCGCCGCAGTCCAGGCCGACGCCGACGCGCCAGCCCCGTCCGAGGAACTGCTGTCGGACGCCGCCGAGCTCGACATGTACCGCGCCGCGCTCGGTGCGGTCTACGACGAGCTGTTCGCCGATGCTGTGCCGTGGCCGTGGATCAAGCTCGCTGGGATGACGGCGTTTCTGCACTGGACCGTCGGCGCGGAACAGGCTGAGGCGTACTGGGCGGCGGGTGGCCGCCCGGAACCGCAGGCGGGGAATCGGGCGCAGCGGCGGGCGGCCCGATCGACCCCGCGACCGGGCTCGCCGAGTGGTACGAGCCGGAGCCGCAAGGCGGCCAGGGCCACAGCTGGCGGGAAGTCCTCGGCCACTGGCAGCTGATCGAGGCCGACCTGCACGAGTTCTACGGCATCGACGTCGAATCCGGTGTGCTGCGGGCCCGCTCGTGGCGGTGGCTGCGGTGCCGGATCGTCGGACTCCTGTCGTGCGAATCCCGCCTCGCCCGCGCTCTCTCACCCCCGGATGAGAAACCGGGACAACTGAAAACCAACTGAATAGCGGAGGTGCCCGGCATGGCGTTGACCGTTGGTGAACTGGTCGGGTACCTCCGCCTCGATTCCTCGCAGTGGACCCGCGCACTGGTCAAGGCCCGTAAGCAGCTCGGCGACACCGAGAGCGGTCTACGCCGCTTCGGGCGTCGCTCGGAAGTACTGGCCGCGGCTGCGGTGCGGATGGGCGCGTTCTCCGCCGCCTCATCGCTGGCGGGCTCCGCGGTGTCCGGGTTGGTCGCGGGCGTGGCCGCGGCGTCCGGCTCGCTGCTGCTGTTTCCCGCGCTCCTGACGGCCGGCGGGGTGGCCTTCGGCGCCGCCACGCTCGGCGCGCAGGGATTCGGCGACGCGCTGGCGAGCATGGACGATCCGGCGAAGTTCGCCGAAGCGCTCGAAGAACTCGCCCCCGCCGCACGCGAGACTGCCATCGCCGCACGGGACCTGGCGCCCGCCTGGGAAGAACTCCAGCAGGCCACGCAGCAAGAGCTGTTCGCCGGGACCGCCGACGTCGTTCGTGAGCTGGGCGCGAAGTACCTGCCGATCCTGCGGGCCGGATTGACCTCGACCGCCGCCGAGCTCAACGAGGCCGCCCGGTCAGCGGGCGCGTTCGCGCTGGAAGCCGACACGATCCGCGACGTCGAGGCCATCCTCGACAATTCCTCGGCAGCGGCCGGGAACCTCACCGCGACCACCCGGCCGCTGTTGCACGGTAAGGGGAGCAATCGACCCCAGCG